ATTGGGACTCTTGCAGGTAATAGAACTGTTAATTTTCCAGCAAGTTTAGAAAAGTTTTTTAATATAATTGATGGTACTAATCACGCAAATTTTACTTTAACATTTAAGGTAACCTCAGCTACGGGATTTCAGTTGTGTGAAGGACATCACTATATTTGTCATTCAAATGGAACCGATATTATTAAAGATCAAGAAACAAAAGTGTGGAGAGCCCTTACAGCTGCTGAAACTGTGCAACCAGGTGCTCAAGTATTTGTGGATACCTCAAGTTCAGCTATAACAGTTACATTACCAGCATCTCCTTCTCTTGGAGATGAAGTAACTTTTTCTGACCAAAAGCTTACTTTTGATTCGAACTCATTAACTGTAGGTAGAAATAGCTCCAATATAGCTGGTGCGTCTTCTGACCTAACTGTATCTACTGAGGGTGCAGGTTTTACTTTAGTATACTCTGGTGATGCAACAGCAGGATGGGTATACAAAGATAAATAGTAAACATTAATAAGTAAAACATATGAGCAATTATGAGGCAACAAAATATAACTACAGTGGGTCTAATCTAACGGGTGCTCAAGGCGTAAATACTGGAATTATTGTACCTTGGAGTTCAACATCAATACCAAGTGGTTTTCTAGAATGTAATGGCTCAAATGTATCCAGAAGTACATATTCAGATCTTTTTGCTGTTGTAGGAACGACCTATGGATCTGGAGATGGTTCATCAACTTTTGGTTTACCAGACTTACAAAATAATGTTGCTTTAGGAAGATCAAACAACAAAGCTTTAGCATCTACAGGTGGTGCTGAAAATGTAGCAACTGCTGGTAGTGTAAGTGTGGCAGGTACTGCTGCTGATCATACACTTACTTCAGACGAAATGGCTGCACATACCCATAACCAAGCTTGGACTGGGTCAGGACCATATGGTTGTGGTGAGGGGTCTTATCCTATTAATTCAACAGATTCAGGTGCTGCAGGTCAAAGTTCTGCACACGGACATAACATTACTGTTAACGCAGGAACTTACACTGGTTCAGCCACCTCAGTTTTACAACCATTTGTAACATTATTATATATAATTAAGACATAAAATGAGTAATTACGAAGCAACAAAATATAATTTCACAGGAGCAAACATACAAGGTATTGCTGGTATAAACACTGGAATTATTGTTCCTTGGAGTAAGGATGCAGTACCAAGTGGTTTTTTACTTTGTGATGGTTCTAATGTATCAAGGTCGACTTATGCAGACCTTTTTGCAGTGGTAGCCACAACATATGGATCTGGTGATGGATCGTCTACTTTTGGTTTACCAGATTTACAAAATAATTGTGTAGTTGGGAGATCTAATAACAAAGCTTTAGCAGCTACAGGTGGAGCAGATACAGTTGCTGCGTCAGGTAACTTGTCAGTAACTGCTGAACTTTCAAACGCTTCGTTGACCACAGCTCAACTACCAAATCACACACATACTGGAGGGAGTTATTTAGGAGGTTCCAATCTTTATCGATCTGGCGATAGAGGTCCTTACTCTGCAAATTATCAGGGAAGTATGGCAAGTGCAGGCAGTGGTTCAGCTCACGCTCACAATTTAACACTTAACACACAAAGTTTTTCTGGTACTGCTAGTTCTGTACTACAACCTTACATAGCAATCTTATACATTATAAAGACATAGAATGAGTAATTACGAAGCAACAAGATATAATTTTAGTGCAGCCAGCTTGGGAGGAGTTCAAGGTGTAAATACAGGTATTATTGTTCCTTGGAGTTCAACGTCAGTTCCTACTGGTTTTTTAGAATGTGATGGGTCAAATGTTTCTAGAAGTACCTATGCAACTCTTTTCGCAATAGTGGGAACAGTTTATGGTGCAGGAGATGGTTCATCAACTTTTGGTTTACCCGATCTAAGAAATAATGTTCCCCTAGGTAAATCAAACAATAAAGCCTTAGCTTCAACAGGTGGGGCAGATACTGTAGCTTGTACAGGTACTTGCAGTGTTGCAGGAGCTGCTGCAAATGCTACTTTGAGCACAGCACAACTTGCAGCTCATACACATAACTCGGGTTATAATACTGGAGGAACAGCAGTAGGTGACTATGCCAAATATAATCGCTACAGAACTCCAGGAGCATCAGGTTCTACTGGAGGTGGTACAGCTCACGGGCACAATCTTACAATAAACGGAGCAACATTTACTGGTTCAGCGACTTCTGTTTTACAACCATATGTAAGTGTGTTATATATTATTAAAACTTAAGGAGTATTTATGAAAAAAGGTAATTGGACTGTAGTCTTTGAAGATAAAATGATAGTCAAAAACGAAGACGATTTTGCTGATCAAGGTCGTGGTTACACTTTTACAGGAAGTGACCATAACGCATTGTGGGGAGATTCAAAATTTTCAAATGTGTGGGCCATTCAATGGACTAACGATGATGATAAAGATCAAGTAGAGCACAGAGATACAACACCTCACGCTGCTTATTCTGAAGACACACACGGAAATTTTAGAACACAATTTATAGACATTTGGGATGCAGCACACCTGAAAGAGCTACAAGCAGTTTGGGATGCTGATAATGTTGAAAACGAAACAGCAGAAGAAAAAGTAGCGAGATTAGGTGCAAAACCAACCTCTTATAAATCTAAATAATGCATCCAAATATTGATGTCAAAGATTCCATTGGAGTCGTTGATAATATCGTCTCCAAAGAAATGTGCCAAGATGCTATTACTTTTTTTAGTGATAAAAAAAAATTTAAACAAGTAATGAGTAGACTAGATGCTGAAGGCAGTTCCAATACTCAAAAAAATGATTTGGCTATTGATCTAAATGAAATGAATGTTGGTGAATGGGAACTTCCTATCAAACCTATTTTTATAAATTTAAATCAGGCTTGGCTGTTTTACAGAAAAAGTACAGGTATTGATGACTTTTACAGAAATGGTTTTGTTTATGATGGTGGAAAAATTCAATTGACACAACCTGGTGGTGGTTATCACGTCTGGCACATTGAACATAGTGACTCATTTGATGCCTCTACAAGAGTGATGTTTTATATTATTTATTTGAATGATGGTTTTGAAGGTGGAGAAACAGAATTTTTAAATCTAAAACGTAGAGTCAAACCAAAAAAAGGCAGAATTATTTTATCACCTGCTCATTTTCCATATGTTCACAGAGGTAATCCTCCATTAGATAAAGATAAATACATTATGACGGGTTGGATTCATTGTCGTATTTAATATAGATTAAGTTCTTTCAATCTGTCCCAATTAGCTTTTTCTGTAAGATTACAAACAAAACTGTACCGAGCTTCTTCAGAAGTGCTTTTATTTGAATAGTGTAAAACGTGTGGTGGCAAAAGATACCAATCTCCTGGTTTTGGTACGATGCTCATCTGTAGTTCTGGCAGAAACAATTCAACTCCCTCTGTAAGATATAAAATTAAATGTAAACAAGTGTGAACGTGGTTTTTTATATAGTCACCCTTATTCATTCGATTGCCCCAAGTTTCCATCACAAACATTTCGTTCCAAAATTTTATAAATTGACCACCTGGTGATAAACTTATTTGTTTATGTACATAATTTAAAAAATTTTTTACTACCTCACTATCATTAAGCACATTAAATTCTGTTTTTTCAGCATAGATATTTGTTTGTTGTTCATCTAAATTAGTTTTAAGTTTTTCATCTATTAATAATTTAAGATTATGCAATTCGTGAACTTCTGGGTAGTGTCCGTGAAAAATATTAACATTTCGTGGATAAGTAATATTAGTAAAAAAACTTTGTGTTTGATCAATTGAGGTGATATATTTTTTGAACATATGACTGTAATTTATACTGTTTTAACCAATAACACAAACTTTATTAGACCACCAGATTATGTAGATTCTGATTGCGAGTATTATGCTCTTACCAATAAAAAAGTACCTAAACCTTGGCAACAAGTCAAACTTAATCTCAAGCATCGTATTGGCAATAATGCTTTTGCAAAAAAAACTCATCAGGCTTTTCACAAAATAAACTCACATCTTTTTTTTCCAAAACAAGACACTATTTATGTTGACACAGATGTAAAACTTTCAAAGCACGTTACAAACATAGGTAAAAAATTATTAAAGAATTTTACATTTACAACATTAAAACACCCTTTTAGAAATTGTTTTATAGATGAAGTTTTTGATTGGTATTTAGACGGGTTCATACATTTAGGTCAAGTTGTTGAGTTATTTATGGATAACAAGAATATAAACAAATCTTATTTAACTGGTTTTGTTGTAAGGCAAGGAAACAAACAATGTGCATCAATTAACAAAAAATGGTGGAAAACTTACAAACATTTACTTATAAGAGATCAACTACCACTTATAATGCAAGATGCAAACATTAACACAATTAAGTTGAATGAGTTAAAATGGGAACTGTATGACAGACCTCCCTCAGAATATAAGATGAAAAGAGCTTACCCGAATAATTATCAGTGTATGCACGAGTTTACCAAGGTAGTTGGCGAATGTTATAATATAGACTATACTATACCAAGAGAAATATTAAAAAGTAAAATATGGCATTAATTAGAGTACCATTTGAATCAGGCATAAATAAACAGGTCACACAAACAACTGCTCAAAGTCGTTGGACAGATGCTGATTTTGTTCGTTTTCGTTATGGAGAACCTGAAAAGATAGGTGGTTGGAGACAAGAAACAAATAACACACTTGTTGGTGTTGCTCGAGATATGCACATCTGGTCTGATCTTAATGGTAAGAGATACATTGCTGTCGGCACGCACAAAGGTTTGTTTCTATATCACGACGGAGCTTTTTATGACATATCACCACTAGGTAGTAAAATAACATCAGGAACAATTACTACAACAAACAACTCTAGTACAGTTACAATTAATTTAGCAGATCACAATTTCACAGCTGGTGAGATTATTGAGTTTTCAGATGTAACAATTCCAGGCAGTGGTACTGGATTCACACAAGCTGATTTTATAAACACAAAGTTTGAGGTAACTAACATAGTCAATGGTGGTGCCTTTACAGTCACTATGGACTCTGTCGAATCTGGAACAGGATTGACCGCAGGGGGATCCATAGCAGCTACACCATATGCAGTAGTAGGAAACGCTTCTCAAGTAGTCGGCTTTGGTTTTGGTACAGGACTGTGGGGTGGTGATATAGAAAACGAAGCTTTTAGTACGCTTAATGGTGCTCTTCAAGATGATACTGCTGGTACAGGTGGTTCTGGCACAAGTATCACACTTACGAGTGCCTCTTCTTTTCCCTCATCAGGAACAATAATAGTTGGTGCTGAGCTTATTACTTACACAGCAAAAGCAGGAAATGATTTACAAAATATTACACGAGCGGCTTTGGGTTCAACAAGGTCAGCTCATAATAGTGGAGTCAATGTTAATAATGCTACAAATTATGTGGGGTGGGGTTCAGCTTCTGATGCAAGTCAAGTAAGTCTAGAACCCGGTTCTTGGAGCCTTGATAATTTTGGTCAAATATTATTAGCCACAATAAAAGATGGAAAAACATTTGAATGGGATCCTAGTACTGGTTTAACAACTAGAGCAACAGTATCAACTGGTATGCCAACCAAATCTATTCATACAATTATCTCTGACAGAGATAGACACGTTATTCATTTAGGCACAGAGAAAACAATTGGTAACTCAGGAACTCAAGACCCTATGTTTATTCGTTTTTCAGATCAAGAGGCTAGAGACACATATGCACCAACATCAACAAACACAGCAGGTACATTTCAACTTGATTCGGGTACAAGAATTGTAGGAGCTGTTAAAGGTAAAGATTACATTTTAATTCTAACAGATACCTCTGCATACAGAATGCAGTTTGTTGGACCTCCATTTACTTTCTCAATTACACAAGTTGGATCAAACTGTGGTGCGATTGGTCAACACGCAGCAGTCTTTGTAGATGGTGCAGTATATTGGATGGGTAAAGCTGGTGGTTTCTTTGTCTACGATGGTACTGTAAAAAGAATACCTTGCACAGTTGAGGATTTTGTTTTTTCTAATGTTGACCCAGATGATCTAGGAATTAATTACGGAGCAGGAAATATAGTATTTGCTCAATACAATTCTTTATTTACAGAAATAAATTGGTTCTACCCAAAATCAGGTTCAACGCAAAATGATCGAAACGTAACATTTAATTACAGAGAGGGTGTTTGGTCTATAAGTTCTCTAGACAGAACAACTTACTATGATAGAACAGTTTTTGATCAACCTTATGGCACTCAATACAATGCAACAGGCATACCGACATTTCCTGTCATTACGGGTGCTACAGGTATAAACGGAGCATCTATATTATATGAACACGAGGTAGGTGTAGATCAAGTTGACAGCACAGGAGCTAAAACAGCAATTCCTGCATTCATAGAGTCAGGTGACTTTGATATAAGTGATGGTCAAAGTAATGGAGAGTTTTTCATTAAGATAAGGCGTTTTATTCCTGACTTTAAAGTGTTGTCTGGTAATGCAAAAATTACTTTACAACTTAAAGATTTTCCAGCACAAACAGAAACCTCATCTAGTCTTGGTCCATTTACTGTTCAATCTTCAACAAACAAAATAGATACAAGAGCAAGAGCAAGGTTTGCTTCTTTAAAAATAGAAAACAATGACACCGATGAAAATTGGAGGTTTGGATCTTTCCGAGCCGATGTTCAACCAGACGGAAGGAGGTAAAATGCATTACACAGCACGATTAAAAAAAGTAATTAAAGGTCTTAAAAAAGCTACAAAGCTACACGCACAACAAGCTAAAATTCTTGAAGGCATAGAAAAAGACCAAAGACTTAGATATAAAAAGAAACCTAAGTGATGGAGAAATTCAATCCTTTTGGTGATTATTTTTACAAAACAAAAATAAAAATATTACCACAAGAAAAAGAACAGTTAAGAGTTTTTATGGATTCTCTTACACCTCTTTTTGATCCAAACAAAGTAGCTCCAATTACTTCATACACCCTTCAGTATATTTTAAATATGCCTTTAATGACTAATCTTAAAAAGCAGGTCGAAGGTTATTTAGATGAAATTGGTTGTGTCTTGGGTAACAGTTGGGGTCAAAAGTATGCTAAAAACCAATCTCATAGAGTTCACACACATTGTAATTCTGTATACAGCGGTATAATATATGTTGAGGTGACTGACTCTCCTACATTTTTTTTACACCCATATGCAGGTAATATACCAGATAGTCCAAAATTCACTTACCTTTATCAAAATGCTGAACCAAACACGATGATATTGTTTCCAAGTTACACTGCACATTTTGTTGAGAAACATACTAACAATACTGAACGAATTGTGATATCATTTAATGCATATGACAAAGTCTATGGAGAAACAAAAGGAGCACCAAAGATAGGATTAAAAGATGGCAAAGATTAATATACTAATACCTGAACCTAACGAAAAGTATGTTGTTGATAATCAAAGACAAACAAAGTATGGTATTGATACTTTGGTAACACAACTTAACACATCTTTTCAAAATGATATTAAAAACGAGCAAGATGCTTTTAATTATTTTATGCAATGACAATACGATACAAAAGCGAAACATTTGATTTAGTCAACACAGATGTTACAAACATTTTGACCTGCCCTGCTGATGCAACAATAATTGTTAAGTTAGTACAGGCTAATCATAAGGCTGCAAGTAATGTAGATGTAGATTTATTTTTAAGAAAGTCTGATGGTTCGGCTGACATAGAAATTGCACACAAACAATTAAATAAAACGTCTGCAAATCTTATAGATGCAAGTCTTAATCTTGAAGCAAGTGATATTCTAAAGCTGCAAGCAGATTCTGGTAATGTAATTACAGGTTGTATATCATATGCACAGATTGACCGCTCGCAAGAAAATGGTTGATTAAGATTAAAGTATTCTGTAGATTATTGTTGTGAAGACAATAAAATGCGAAACAAAAACAAAAATCTCTAATAAAGTAACAGGTAAGGTTTATGCTTCTGAAAAAGAAGCACAGTTTGATGTAGCTGACCAACTGTCACCCACAACTGAGGACGACATCAGAAGAGACGTGGAAGTCTTTGTTCCCTCACTAGAGATATTTGGCGAAACAAATGAATCCTAACGGAGGTACAGAGTTACAAAATTCTTTTTTGCACAAGTATGTTAAAAAGGATTTACTAGATAGTGTTGAAATTTGTTTATCAGTTCCTGAAAAAAAACTTCTGTCTAAAGATAAAGTAAATATCTTGTGGCAAAAAAATGCCCCTAATCAACCAAACATTAAACCTTGGTTTATGGATAAACAAAACCATACAAAATATGATTGGTATGTTTTTAATTCACATTGGAATTACGAGCAATATAGAAAAGCATTTAATATACCTACAGAAAGATGCCACGTCATAAAAAATGGTATTACAAGTTTTCCTAAACACAAACCTTTTAACAAGGGTGATAGACTTAGGATAATTCACCATAACACACCTTGGCGAGGTCTTAATGTTTTGTTAGGTGCTATGCAATACCTAGAGGACGAGAATATAGAATTGGATGTATATTCTAGTTGCGAGGTCTATGGTGATAAATTTAAAAAGGCAAACGACCACAATTATGAGGTTCTCTATGACCAAGCGCGGAAACTTAAAAATGTTAATTATATAGGCTACAGACCAAATAATTTTATATTAGACAAACTACCATACTATAACTTATATGTTTATCCGAGTATATGGGAAGAGACATCTTGTATATCTCTTTTAGAATCTATGGCTGCTGGTTTATATTGTGTAGTAACTAACTATGGTGCAGTTTATGAAACAGGATCAGAGTTTCCAATATATATTAACTATGAAACCAATTATAAAAATCTCTCTTATCAATTCGCTGAAGCTATCAAAGTAGCACGAGACACGCTTCACGAACCTATGATCAACGAACATTTATTAATGCAACAAAACTTCGTCAAAAGATTTTACAGTTGGGAGAAAAAAGCATTTGAATGGAATAATTTTCTTACAGGTGTTCTTAATGCAAAATAATGAACCAATCTGGATTAAGAAAAACCAAGAAAAGAAAAAGTCTATAGGTTTATTTGTTGCTACTCCTGTTCATAGTGATGTATCTATCCATTATGCTCAAACTATGCTTGAGTTACAAAAGGAATGTATACGAAGAAACATACGAGTAATGTTTCAGTTGATGAAATCTTCTCTTGTGACGCAGGGCAGAAATTTATGTGTTAGTGGTTTTTTACAAAGTGACTACACACATCTTCTTTTTGTTGATTCAGATATAGCATTTGATGTCGAGAGTATTTTTAAAATGTTGGATAAGGACAAAGAAATTATTTCACAACCCTACCCTATCAAGTCACCTAAATGGGAAACTCTTGTAAAGAAATACGATGCAGGTTTTATAAAAAAACCACAAGATTGTCAGTTACACATTAATCAATATCCGATACTGTTAAAAGACGATGACCACGATATAGATTTTAAAGATGGTGTTGTTGAGGTAACACACGCACCAACAGGTTGTATGCTTATAAAGAGAAATGTTTTTGATAAACTACACAAAGCTTATCCGAATATGGATATAAAACAAAAAACTGTAATTGATGGTAAGTTTAGAGACAGACCACACCTTTATGCTTATTTTGATACATATTATGATCCAGAAACAAAAAGATATTTTGGAGAAGACTTTGCTTTCTGCAGGTTATGGAAGAATATTGGTGGTAAACTGTATGCTTATATTATGGATTATATAACACACGTTGGGGAATTTCAGTACACAGGTCGATTATATGACGAGATGATAAAGCAAGAGGTTGATAAACCCTGTGATTCAGAGTAGAATAGACCTTTATAGTAAGGAGTTTTTATGATATTCGGTTTACCTGCACTTGTCGGAGCAGGACTTATAGGGACAGCAGCATTTGGTATCGCAAAACTTGCAGGTGCCTCAACAAAAACAGCACTACTAGCTGGTTTAGGAACATTTGGTGGTATGGCAGCATTAAGTTCTTTAACAGGCACAGGTGCAGCAGCTACGATTGGGGCAAAATCAGGAACTGGAGCATTGGCAGGAGGAACTGGTGCAGCCACTGAATTGGCTACAACAGCAGCTTCAATCGGTCCAGGTGCTGCTAATATTACACCAGCTGTAGCACAAAACATTGGATATACAGGTGCGTTATCAGGTGCATCAGGAACTGCAGGCACGGCTGCTATTACACCAGCTCTTGCAGAAAGTATAGGATATACAGGTGCATTGGCTAATACTGGAACTGCAGCAACCACAGCAGCTCCTGGATTATTATCTCAAGCAGGTGATTTTATTGGTAATATGTCAACAGCTGAAAAAATTGGTCTTGGTATTGGTGGTGCTACTTTGTTAAGTAATATGAACCAACCAAAACAACTACCATTACAACAACAAATGCCTTATTCTGAACAGGATTATTCTGCAGCAAAAGCAAGACAAGATGCAGCTATGGAAGGAATGTCGCAAAGAGCTGATTACTCTTTTGAAAGACCAAGAACACAAAGTGTTTATGAACCTATTAATCCTATTTACGCAAAGACTGGTGGTTTGGCTTCAGTAAGAAAATTTCTAAAAGGTGGTATTAACTATTTACCAAGTAAGACAGATCACGATGAAAAAGATTCTACAAACTATGTAAGGGCGCACGGCTATGTTGAAGATGGTTCCGGTAATGGTAATAAAGATGAAGACACTATGCTAGCACAATTAGCTGATGGTGAATTTGTTTCACGAGCAGATGCTATTTTAGGAGCAGGTATTATGCAAGGTGCAAGTCCACAAGATTTTAAAGAAATGAGAATGAAGGGTGCTAAATTTTTCTACACTCAACAGTCTCAATTAAAAAGAATATACGATATTGTAAATGGTACAGATAAAGCAAGTTGATAAAGAGAGTATTGATGTGTATTGGGATAAAGTTAAAAATTGGATTTTAAAAGTAGTCAAACAATCTAATGGTAGACACACTCTTAACACAACATACGAATTATTAAAAAAAGGGACAATGACGATGTTTCTCATCCAAGAACAAAATAAATTATGTGCAGTTTATGTTGTGCAAAAAGTTTATTACCCAGCTAAAATTGTCTTGGGTATACTTTTTTGTGGTGGCAGTAAAGTTATTGAGAACGTAAAGAAGATAGAAAATTTTTTTATAAATTTTGCAAAAGAAAACAATTGTGAAGATTTAGAGATTGTGGGTAGAAAAGGTTGGGACAAAGTAATAACAGATAACAATTTACAATTTAGGAAGACAGGTTTTTTTTATGAAATGGCTACTTAAACTATTACCCATACAGTTTAAAATATGGTTGTATAAATTATTATATAGCGATATTGCTAGTAAAGGTGAAAAAGAAGACACAGAACTAGCACATATTAATAAGTACGAAGTTGCTTTGTTAAAAAGTGTAGGTGGTGCAGGTAAAAAAAATCCTGTTACAAATCTTCCTGGCTTCTTTGGTGGAGGCGGAGGTGGGGGTCCTGCTCCTGCTCCAGCACCATCAGCTCCTGAGAAACAAACGACTATATCAAGAGAAGCTCCTGAAATTGAATCAAGAAAACTTGCTCTTTTTGATGAAGCAGTTGAATTATCAAGACAACCTATTGCAGTTCCAAGGTACGAGGTTGCCGGACCTTCGCCCTTACAACAACAAGCATTTCAAAGTATTGAAGATAATAGGGGTGCAGGTAGAGATTCTTTAAGTACTGGTATTTTATCTACTATTGGAGCTCAACAAACGGCAATGTCATCTCCTGACATAAATGCATTTATGAATCCGTATCAAAGGTTTGTTATTGATGAGATAAACAGACAATCAGATATGGCACAAAACAAACTGTCAGCTGAAGCTGTTGCTTCAGGTGCTTTTGGTGGTGGACGAGAAGGTGTGCAAAGAGGCGAACAAGAAAGAGCTCGTCTATCACAAATCGGTCAAGCTCAAGCTCAAGGTTTTAACACTGCATTAGGTGCAGCACAAAGACAACAAGCATTTCAAACACAAGCACAACAAGCAACAGGTGCACAGTTAGCAAATATGGGTGCACAACAACAGCAAATGGCTTTAACAGATGCTCAAGCTCAACTTACTGCAGGACAGGCACAAAGAGATATTGCACAACAGGCTCTTGCAGGTGAAAGGCAAACAGAAGTTGCTAGAGCTTATGAACCATTTCAAAGAATAGAATTTCAAAAAGGTATAATGACAGCCTTACCAACAGCTGCATCACAAGTTACAGCCGGTACAGGACCAGGTGTCAATCCATTTGCACAAGCGGCAGGTGCTGGATTACAAGCATACGCTGCTTACAATATATTTGGTGGAACAGGTATTGGTGGTAGCAAACCACCAGGAACACGATAATGTCAGATAATAAAGTTTTACATAGAAAAATGTTTAGACAAAAAGCTTTACGAGCGGGTCACATACAACCGCAAGGAGCAATCGTCGGTTTGTTTTTGAATGCGGTTAGTAAAGCTGGTCCGGCAGCTTTACGGGGGTACAGAGCATTTAAAGGATCACGAGTAGGTAAAGGTGCTATCGGATTTGGAGAAGCCATAGAAGCACCTCTTGGTGCACAAATGCTTGCAAGTGGAGCCGAAGAAGGCAACTATGGTGAAATGGGTTTAGGTGCTGGTTTTGGTTTATTAGGATTAGGTAGATTTTTTCCAGGTTTAAAAGGTGTTAGAGATGCGTTTAGAAGAGTGCCAAAATCAAGAAGAGGACAACAAGCACAGGCAAGGGCAGATCAAAAAGGAATACTTGAATCTGGTCAAAAAAAATTAAAAGGTTTGCCTGGTTTAGGTCGTGTCGTCAAGTTTAGTGAAGACAAACCAAAAACTGCTTTTGCTGGTGCATTAGGTCTTGGTGGGGCAGGTTTTGCAGCTGACAAAGTTTTAGGTGATCCTCAACCACTTAAAGATTCAAAATTAGGTGATAAAGATAAAGCGACAATAAAGGCTTTGCAAGAATCAAAAAAGAAAAAAGATTTTGATGTTAAAGAAGACCTTTTAAACATAGAAGAAGTAGATGTTGGTCTACCACAGACACAAGGAGCTACCGATGCAGGCTTTGAGGTAGGTGGAGGTGGTACAAAACCAGCAGAAACACTTACTACTTTGGCTAAAAAAGATATGGTGAAAAGACAGTTTGAGGCAAATCAAATAAAAAATAATGATGATAATGCGACTGTCAGTGATAAAGGTAATGCTGAAGGTAAAAGAAAATTAAACGGCACAAATAGTCTTTTAAATTATTTACAAGAAAACAGTCAAAGATTGTCGCCAATGGCCTCATCTGATATTCAAGGTCGTCTAAATAGAGCCTTTGCAAAATCATTTGAAGAAATAGAAACAGCAAGAGGTAAACTAAAAGATAGAGAAAAAGAAACATTTGATGAGTATATGAATAAATTTAAAGAGTATAGTGGGGCTGATAATGATAAAAGAGGTTACTATCTACTATGGCAATTAGGTAGTGGTTTAGCAAATGCAAAAACAACACGAGGTGGATATGCTGGATTTCTTGAATCTTTAAACCAAGCAGGTGGAGAAGTCTTTGAGACTGCTTTTGCACTTAATCAACAAGATATGGCCTTGCGTAAAAGTTTAGCAGCAAATTTCATAGACTACGAAAGAAATTTTGAAGAGCAACAAAGGTTAGAGGGCAAATCTTTAGACATTGAAAAAAGAAATCTTATTCAACTGATGGCTTCAAAGGGTTTAGAGATGGAAGAGTCTGAAAGAGATTTT